GTCGTACGACGTTTATGGGAGCAAAAAACAGGACTTTCTTGGAATGATCCTGCTAGAATAAAATATAGTAATGGAAGTTTTGATCAGAATATTAATCTTAGAAAATTGTTATTATCAAAAACTTGGAATAAAGATACGAAATCTTTTAATTAAGGTAGGATATGGGCCGCTATACTGGTGACTCTGGATTATTTACATATGCGGAATATAAAAATCGTGGTGTCATTAAAATGGCCCCCGATGCACTGGTTTTTATTAGCAGTAATATGGGAACCACTGTAGTTGCTCCGGTTAAAGGAGCTACACAAAAAGTTGATTTCAGAGATGGTATTTCATCTATATCTGTTCAGAACGTTGTGGATCCACCTGGAGCGTCTACTGCTTCTATTGAGATTATTGCTCCTTTACAGGATTCGAATTATTGGATTACTTTCCAGGGTGATAATGGTAAGCTGTATAAATATCCTTATTTTGCTCCAATGATGGAAGTAAAAATTTTCTTCCGGGGCAGATTCATGGTGAATGATACCCCACGTTACTATCCGGCTTTCTGGGGCTTTATAACTAACGTAGATGAGAATTATTCTGGTGGTGTTTATAAATTTAGTTTAACCTGTGCAGATATGCTCCATTGGTGGAGCTATATGCAAGTACTGTTTAAACCTGACGTTCAATCTCAAAATATTTCAAATGCAAAGCAGCTTAATGTTTTAGGTTCTACATTCGGTAGAGCTAATGCGTTTGAGATTATTTATAATCTTGTTCAGCAAACAGGTTATGAAAGTTTTACGGTGCCCACGTATTTAACTACAATTACACCAACTGATAAGCAAATAGATGGGCCTGCATTGCAAAGTATTTGGAAAGGGATGAGGGCTTACTGGAGTAAAAGGTTCAGTACCCAGGCTAATTTATTACGTATGTACGGGGCTCGTGGTAATCTTGTAAATAATATTAATGCACAGCCTGTTCCCAACGGGCCTTCTTCTCATGCAGATGAAAAAGCTTATGATGATGCCCAGTTATCTGCTTCAGCTGCATTGCCTGTAAAAAATTTTGATGCAGAAGATTCATTCACACAAGGTTTTCCTGTGTTTTTCTTATTTGAATCCATGGGGATATCACAGGCTGAGTATTTATCAAAATTAGAAATTGCTACGCAGGTTAAAACAAAAATAGAATATGAATTTTTTCAGGATGTAAATGGAAACTTTATATTTAAGCCTCCATTCTATAATTTAAATACAAAAAATATTCTACCATACAGAATTAAGCCAATTGATATTATCAACTATTCATTTGGTACAAATTCCGATGAGATAGTGACAGCTTTAGAAGTACAAACCGGATTAGCCGAGGGCTTTTCAGGTGAAAATGCAGCTGTCAATAATATCGGATACCATATGGATCTTGATTTAACAGAACGTTATGGAGAAAGATTTCAACGGATATCTCTTCAATATTTAACAGATTCAAATCTGACCCAATCATGTGCTTTGGGGCATTTATCGAAAATGAACCTAAATGCTTATTTCGGGAGTGTTACAATTCCTGGTCGCCCAGAAATGAAACTTGGATATCCTGTTTATATAGAACATAAAGATAAATTCTATTATGTAGCATCAATAAACCATTCTTTTGACTATGCGGGGTCTTTTACTACTACGCTATCCTTAAAAGGTGAGCGTCCAAGAATTTATGACTTAGATAAGAACAGTAATTCCAATTGGGTCATTCAGAAAAATAAAATTTATATATGGAAAAGAGTTGGTACAAATGACCCTAATATAACATCAAATCAGGTTCAAAAAACATCTGATAGTGATCCGAATTACATTAATGAACAATTACGGCGTGGGGCTAATTACATTAAATCAGTAAAAGTGGGAGATTATGATATTGTTGATTTATCTCAAGCTAATCAAGCAACAGTCCAAGAAAATTCTGTACCCTATACAGATGAAGAAGGTTATAAGGTTATTGGAAGTTTCAGGTATGGCAGGGGTATAGTTTTAAAATCTGGTGTAGCCGTTGACGGTAGTGAGATACAATTATCAAATTTAACTATTGGTACCCCGGATGATTTTTATGCTTCAACACAAGCAGAAAATATTACTAATATGAAAACCGCATCAGAATTAGAAGGTGCGGCAATGTCTGATTATTTTACAGTTAATAAAAGTAAGAATATTGAAACAGTCATCCCAGAATATATGGCTGAAATACCAATGGACCCTAAAGCCTATGCAGAAAAAATTGCAAATATGTCTGTAAGCAATGTAGAAGCTGGTATAGGTGAACTAAGTACGCCTTTAACAGCAAGGTCTACTCTTTCCACAGAAGCTATTTCAAAATATGTCAGTCAGAAACAACAAGGTATTGCACCCGGGGGTATAACAGGATTCTGGGGTAGTCAAGAAAAAAGGGCTGCCAATTGTGCCAAATATGATAATCAAATACAAGGATCAATATCGTCTTATCCTGGGTATGGTGTTCTAAAACCAGAATTACAGCTTACTGTAAATGATGTAAAAGCAATCATGATGCAAGAATCCGGGGGCAAAGCAGATGCCATGTCAAGCTTTTACATTACTACGGGGAATCGTCAGGACGGGGATCCTGAAGTTGGAGGTATAGGCCATGCCTATGGACTTATGCAGATTCGCCCAGGGACGGCAGATGATGTGGCAAAAAAACTGGGCACTACTTTGAATATTCAAACAAACCCTGCTGATAACATAAGAGCTGGAGCTGCTTATTTACAACAGTTAAAAATTTATTATAAGGGGGATATGAGTAAAGTTATACCGGCGTATAATGCTGGTCCTGGTAATGTGAATAAGTATGATGGAACCCCACCATTTAAAGAGACTTTGAATTATGTTCCGAGAGTTGAATCAAATAAAGAATACTTGGATGCAAAAGATAAACAAGCAAAGAATGCAACACCGGCACCGCCCCCGGAACAGAAAAAGTAAGAGGATTTTATGAACAGAATATTCAATGCCGGACAAAAACCTGATAAAGTATTTAGTGACCGTAATGGTGCAAATAAATACAAAAGATTTTATCAGCTGAGAGTTGGCAGAATTATTCCTGGGGGCATAGATCACGATCGCTATAGATTTAAAGTTGAATGGATGACCGGTCAGGGATCGCCCGAATGGATACCAATGTCTTTTCCTTATGTGGGCCCTGGATCTTGTATTGCAGCTATGCCAGAGGAAGGTGCTTTGGTTATATGCGCTTATTTAACAGATGATGATGCTAACCCTAGACCTCTTCCTTTGGCATATCTCCCCAGAGCCATGCAGGCCGGATTAGAAGGTGCTTTTGTTAAGAATCAACCAGATGCTCTTCCAAATGAACAGCAGCCTTATACCTTTTACCGTTTTAGACCTCTCCAGGATGGGGATCTTAACATAGCATCCGTTTTGGGCGGAGAAGTCTTCGTTAATAAAGACGTTGAAATAAAAGATGGTATGAGAGACACGCTCTTGCTAAGGGCTGCAGATCAGTCTATAATAGCAACATCTATAAATAATTTTATGTTTGCCAATGGTGTTGCCATCAATGCCGGACAAATAATAAGAAATAAAACTCCTATTTTTGATGCGAACGGTGTTAGAATACCCGATCAACTGGCCAGAGAAATATCACTACCCGGGGGCAGAACCAATATACACTTGGTACCTTTTGGAGCCCAGGTTAATGAAACAACCCAGTTTTATTCTGAGTATCGGATCGATGTTGATGATCTCGTAACTGGAGGTCTGGAAGCGAATGATATAAATAGTCAGACGTCATTATCCAACAGGGATCCAATTGTATCCTTAACAATGGGAAACTATGTCGGATCCTCAGACGACAATCGCTATGGTAAAATACTTCGCCCAGTGCTTTTTAATACCCCTTTGGATACAGAAGGTCAGTTCGACCTGGTAGAATGTGTCCAGAATAAAGGCCTGGATGAAGTTAGTTCTCTTGGCCTTGCCTATGCAATTCATTTATTGAAGAAGGACAGTCTTTTTGCTTTTGATAAAGAAGGCCACTGCTTCTTGAACCTGAGTGCCTCCACCACGGCAAACCCTCTTGGTGCCGGCCGTTCCATGTCTGTTCTGGGGCTCGGAAACCTTAAAGAAGTTTGGGGTAAGACAGCCGATACGGCCAATTCCTGGGACCTGTCTACCTCTGGTGGTATTAAATGGAATATTGGCCAGCATAATGATCAGGCGAATAACAGAAGCATAGATATAACGACTTCCTCGAGCGTTAAACTCGTCGTGACCGGATCAGAAGTAGACGCAAATGATCCCGATTTTAATGTGAGTGCTGATGTTGCAGAAACGACTACCACGTACAGCCGTCAGGAAGTTATTACTGGTAGTCAAAAAGTTTCGATTGGTGGTACAGAGAAAACTACCGTGGCTGGGAACTCAATCCTAAAGGTTAATGGAATGCGGAGAGAACAAGTCGGGGGTTCCGCTTCTTATGAATATCAGACCGATAAATCTGAAAATATCATGGGAGTTTATACTCAGGTAGTGATTAAAGAAATGCAGGGCCGGTTTGGAAAACGAAAAGAAACCGTCTATCTTGGTCAGGAACTCTCCATAATGACCGGTGATATGAAAGAGAGTATCGTAACCTTTGGAAATAAAAAGACCACTCTTACTCTTGGAAATATTGAGGAAACGATAGTGGCCGGCAATAAGAAGATCCAAATTGGAGCTGGTAATTATGAGCTCACGGTAGGAGCCGGTAAAGTCTCAATTTTGGCTGCGGCCGGAACAGTGAATATAACAGGAGGCCTGGGAGTAACAATTAAAGGCGTAAAGGCCGATATACAGGCCTTGAAGGTTGGTATAGGCCATCCAGTGAGGGGTGGGGTTGTAACAGGTCTCCCAGGAGCGCCCAGCCATTTTGATTTTTTGACAGGCCTACCACTTAGGGCCAGCATGACTGTACAAGCGGGTATCTAAATGTTAATTATGATAAAGCTGAGAAAATAATTATGCCATTCATACCTTCAGCAATGACCAGTTTGATGATGATGAAAGCTACGTCCCAAAGTGTTTTTGGAGCAAAGCTTCTTCCGGAGATATCGGCGGTTTCATCAGCTGTTTGTATGTACTTATCAACAGCACCTATCGTGACGTCTACAAACATCGTTGTAGGCCCGGGGGCGGGCACTTACACTGGGAAGGTAGTTGGAGTCATACCTTCAGCAATGACCGGTTTAATGATGCTTAAAGCGGCTTCTATGGGCATTGTGGGTAGGGATACCAAGAAACTCTTTGATGCTGTCTCTTTTGGGGTCTGCCAAACCCTTTTAACCACTGCCCTTGTTCAGGGGACGGTTATTGGGGGAGGTCCTGGTGGGGGATTCGGGAAGATTATTAACTTAATACCTTCATCTTTACAACCTTTGATTGTTGCAAATATGGCAAGTAAAGGTCTTGTGGGTTCTAAGATGGTGATGTTGGCATCGGCCATAGCCTTTGGGATATGCACACATGTAATGACGACAGGAACAGTGGTTACGACCTGCATAGGGGCTTTTACGCCGCCACCTGTGGGGCCTATTCCGATTCCGGCTGCGCCGGGACCGGGTCGTTTAATTTAAGAAAGGTTGAAGAATGCCATTTTCATTAAATGAAATAAAATCTTTTCAGTCGATCGATCTCGATAATTTTGCCATCCGTGGAGCAAAGACGGGTATTAATAATGCCAAGTCCACGGGGCCTTTATATGATGATGGTACATTCTTCCCTTATAAGACTACTGTGTACGGGGATACTTCGGTATCAAATAATGACGCTACGGTAAAAGTTCTGTCCTTTGATTCCCCGTATTCTCCTATGAATGCTTTTTCGCTTGTGGCCGGCGACACAATGATTGTAAGGTCGGACACGACTTTGATTGTGTCCAGAATTATTGATTCTGGTACTGTAGCAGTTAATTCTGCTCCGGGCTTTTCTGGTTTGTGTGATTCTACTTTTAAACTAAAGGATCGGGATTATCTTATAGAGCCGGATGTTGATAATAATACCACGACGACAGGTTTTGCTCAGTTCACGAATGATAGTACTCGGGTCGTTGGATTGGGTACCAATTGGTTAACAGATTTAACTTCTGGGGATGCAATACAACTAAATAGCTATCAGAAATATTTTACTATTAGTCAGGTTTATAATGATGAGACCTGTGGCCTGACCACAAAATTTGATACGGATTCTGTAGGGTATAACCCGTACACGGCAAAGAAATGGCGTCTTAACAGATTAAAATATCAATATGTAAAACAAGATTTTACATACGATAATCATGTAGGTCGTTGGGTATATGATGCAACAACGGGCAGTGATCGTACTGCCTTCTCTGTTTTTTCAGATTTCACTGATGGAGTACAGATAAAATTCTCACCTACGTTGGATCCGACTAACTATCCGGATGTTATGGATAGCAATGTGGTGAAGGATAAGGTTTTTACAAGATCGACGTCAAACCCCTCTTTTCAATACCCCCTTCCGGCCGTGCCCAAGCCCGAAGAGAGTTTGAATTTATTTATAAACGGTAGTTTGAAAGATAGATTCCCCGATGGTAGTAAATTCTATGTAGTCAATTATAGTCAGAGCCCCAATTATGAATTTCCTCCGGCAGAATCTGAAAGAACCGTTGCCAATGTCATGTTTCTTAAAGGTATCTCGAAAATAGCTCTAAATCCTGCTGACACGGCTTCAGGTATAATTCAATTTACGGACGAATCTGGGAATGCTCTACCTGGGATTATGCCGGGTTCTGAAACAATAGTCTTCAATGACACGACTCAGACACCCAATAGTAGTTACGTGATTGATGTTAATGCAGGATTGGCTTATTCGTCGGAATTTAATACGGCAGAGCCTGTTGTTAAGTATGTGATGTATCAACAAAATGGTTTGTATGATTATGGTTTGTACATTTATAAAAATGGAACTTCTCAGACCTTTACAATTCCTGGACAGTCTACCGACGACATTCAGTTTGATACAGAATCCGGAATAATTAAACCCATGGAAAAGGACTATCCAGGGCCTGGAGAACAATACGATATTTTTTATTATACTGAATCGGATTATATCAGCAATGAGCCCCATATTATTTCTGGGACTACAGATTGGATAAGGGTAAATAGTTATCCTATTAAGTTCCAATCAGCAATTGTAAGTAAAAACGGAGAATTCCTTGATGAAAATGTTAATTATCGGGTAAGTTATCTTACCGGCCGGATTGTGTTTTTCACTCCTTTAGTATCGGGAGATACTGTAGTAGTAAATTATTCCCCGATGCAGTTACATCGTAATGGTATTACGTATGAGAATGGAACTATCTATTGTAAGTCTTATGGAATACAGACCACTGTTGCTTCGACCTATCCTATAGCTTTTGTCTTTCCAAATCCCAACCTTATCGGGGGTGAAGGAGCCGTAGGAACAGGGGTTGAAGTTCAGGATATTTATAATGCCACCAAGGCCAAGTTTTATAATTTGGACAATGTATCGATAATTGGTTCAAATGTTCAAGTTATCAGTGATTCTACAAATACGGCCGTTGGAACAGAATCTTCCGATGACATCTACATGACCTATAAGTTCCCGAGTGAGAGTACTGAATATTCTCCTGTTCAGACAATAAATTTTACGGTAAGCCAGGGATCCAATTTTATGGCTTTGGTTAATCAGGATTCCACTGGATTGTTCCCGGCTGGTTCCTTCGTAAGATTGACAAATGTTGATACAGGGGGAGATTTTTACTTCAAGGATGCTTCATCGGTTTATGACGGTGAAGATACTGTGGTTTATTTTACAGGAACTGCATCATCCGACATAATAAATCCGACGGTATTCGTTTCCGATTTTGACAATGTAACTTTCAATGCGGTTACACCACCTTCTGGAATTGTTAATGGTTCTAAGGATATTAAATTTCTTGGAACTAATATTGCCAGTACTTTCCGTACCGGTCAGTTGATGAATCTTGGTGACGATTATTATTCTGTACAAGATTCGAAATACGATAGCTCCTCAAATAATACTACCGTATCTCTTGGGGTGCAGACTATAACAGATTACACGAGTACATATGATTTGTCTAATGTAACTACATCGGACATCCCCATTCATTTTGCAGGCGAGACAGTTTTAAGTACCAGGGAATCTATCATTATTGATCCTTTGGCACCAGTGATGACCATAAGCTATCCTGGGTACGCAAAAATAACCAAGGACGCATCAGCCTTCACCATTGATACAGAGACGTCTCACTTTACTTATTTGGATGTATCATACCCAACCATAAATCAGCTTTATGTTTCACTTACTGGGGACACCCCGACTTTATCCGTTACTGTTAATGCTTTTTCATGGAAAACATCGAAAATTGAGCCCTTTACTGATGTTCCTATTAACAAAGATACTACTGCCATTATAAGGTCTAATCCAGCACTTTATTATAACGCAGTTGATTCTACAAATTATCAAATTGTTGGTGGTGTCCTCGTTGTGAATAATCCCTTAGTACCTGGGGATAGATATTCCATGGACTACCTTGGATTAAAACCACTCAATGATACTACAGTGACTTTCTCAGGAAGTTATTTCACAACATTGCCGGCGAGTTCCACAGTTAGTGCTTCCATGCGTTATGATAATATTGATCAATTTTACATTCAATCCATGAGTGAAAGGACTTTCCTGGAAACTGTTATTGAGCCTGCCAGACAAGAAGCAGCTAATCAACAGAATGGTAATGCAGGACAGGGTGGCGATCTCCCCGGGGATGAAAATAGTGGTAACTCCGCCGGCGGTCTTACTAACAATGAATACAATCGGGTAGACTCTGTTATAGAGGAAAAAATATTCAGCACTATCTTCAACTTTTTTAATGACAGATTACAATCCTATAGCACTGAAATGTTGGCCATGAAGGGTTGGAATCTATGTAATAACGATGGTCTGCTTTCTGAGGATGATGCCAGTGGTGGTGCCTTGTCAATTAATAGAATGTTTCCATGGGCAGACTATACCAATATGGAGCCCTTTAAGATTGCTTGTTTAACTGGCCAGGCTATTCCTTATGCTGTTCCTGGACCTAAGAAACCTAGGGAAAGGAAAGCAAGAAAACGCCGTCGTGTCTGGTTTCATACTATTCCTGCTTATAGACCTCCTCCGGCTTGCAGAGCTATATTCATTCCTGGACTAACAGATGTGACATGTACGACGGCCATTAGTGGTTTTCCGTCCTATTGGACATATCAATTGCGGGCTGGTGATTTTATTAAACCTTTTGATTCAACAAAAAATTATGAGATCACAGCCATTGTAAATGATTCCAGTATGAGTATTACTCCTGCTTATGGGGGAGCGTCAACATTAATTTCTCAATTCATTATGACGTCCAAGTACCCTCTGTTTGATGACGATGGCTATGTAGGGCCAAAAACTTCAAGTGATCTTATTGATGATTTCGGTTTGGTAAACGGGGATGTTTTTGATGCCACTGTAGATGGCTTAGCTCAAAGTTATACTTTTATAGATCCTATTTCATCAGATGGATTGCCTTTGGCTTATTACAGTGTCTTCGATGTATCTATGTTATTATCTTTCAAGTTGGATATAAAAGTAACTCCTCAGTGGGTTTTTGATTCTGAGTCTGCATATGGTTATGAAAATGGAATGATACTCAAGGCTGACGGTACCCGAAATAAAATTATTCTGGGTAAGGGCTCTGCTGTTATAAAACTTGGTTTTGAGCCGGATTCAACATACATAGGTAATTTTGATAACACTGATAATAACCCTGAGTTTATTTACTTGAGGCAGGAGCTGGCGGATTGTTCTTCACAAAGAATAATTGCTGGTAGCTCTTTAGTTTCTCCTAATCTAAAAATCAGAACAAATGATTCAGACGCTACGGCGATGAGGAATTTGTGTATTGATGAAGTAAAGCAGATTCTTGCCGAGATGGAACACTTGAATGTTGAAATAGCTGCCACATCCCAGCTTATTCTTGAACCTTCCATGGCCGGTTATTCAAACGCGGTGAAGGCCGATGCGACCCATCGGAAATTTATGGCGGACAGTTCTGTTGCCTTGATCTATGATAGTTCCATTATAAATAACTGGATGGGTTTTGGTACTGCTCAAAAATGGCTTAATGATTGGTCACCCTACTCTGACTTTACAAATATTACCGGTCAGACTTCTTTAGTGGTTACAGTTGATCCTTCTTATGATCGTAGAATTTTGGGTACTGGGGCAATAGACGGGAATGTTTATTATCCTATTGTACAGTATTTGGATACAAATTTTCCAGACGGAGCCTGGTCAGATGATGCTGGTCCTTTGGGTGCCTTGTCCGGTGCAAATGATGCCACGTTCACCTTTAATTCTATTCCGATGTTCAGTTTAAACTATACCCCTGCTGTGGATTATACCATAGCTATTAATCCTTTTGTAGGTGCAAATGTATCCTGGTCTGCTTCCAGTACATTTATTCCATTCACTCTTAATCCTACTGTGGGGGATCTTAAAGCAGCCCTTAGAGCAATACCGGGTATTATGGCTTATAATTCCGGCCAGGAGGATGCGACCATCTGCAGTAATTTGGCCTTCGTGGGAGCGACCCCATTTACAAGTATAAATTTATTGGATACGGGTTCCAACATTCTTTTAACGGTTGCCAATATTGGTGCTTATAATTTTGAATATTATGTTGATACTACAGGTCTTGGTATTAGGTGGAATACCACTCAGCAATATGAGCAATATTATCCTTATTCAAGTTTTTCTACAGTGCTTGATTATAAGACGGTCATTAAAAATGGGGATGGATTAAGTCTGATCCCAATTCCGGGGCTGGATGCTACTGGCGATATTGTAAATGATTCCAGTAGCCCAATAGGGTTTGTTTTAACGCCAATAACAGCTATACCTCCGGACGCTACTGTTTATTCCGGAATGCGGGACGGTTATGTTTATTACTGGACTGTTGATGATAAAAATCTCATAGACAAGAGTTCCTTTGATACTTCCCGTATAGACATTTTAAATAATAGACTTGCCTTCTTGGATCTTAGAGAAGCACAGATCAGGTCAGATGTGACAAGTGAAGAATATTTAAGGTCCAACCAGGGGTGTCTTGGGAATCTTTATAGCTGGGCGGATAACAGATTCAATAGAAGTGCGGGCAGCAGTGCAAAAGTATCACAGGTGAATAAACAACAGGATACTAATAGTTCTTCGAAGGAAGTTAATTTGAGATTCATTTCCGGTACTTCACAATCTGGCCAAACCTGTAATGGTTAAGGAGTGATTATGGAAGTCAGTGAAAGGATGAAACCTGTGCTTGCGGAAATTGAAGCTGATAAAGCAAGATTGGCAGAATTAAACGCCTTGGAAAAAGATCTTTTTGGAACAGAGCCGACAAAACCTCCGGCTGATAATACCCTGAAATGGGATCTCATGAAAGCTGATAATCATTTTGTACGATCTTTAAAGGAAATAGCCTGCCTTTATGCTCATATGGTAAAAAAGGAAGTCGAGACTGCTGAGAAGAATATAAAACAAGCAAGGAAAGTGTTCCATGGCCGATAAATGGGAAGCAGCTAAATATAAACAGGTACTACCTGTTGAAGTAATCAAATTTTTAAATAAAGCTGTTGACAAACTGACGACAGTCTTATCAGTCTTGACTAAAATTTTAAAACTGTTAAAGTTCTTCATCAGTGCTTTTAGTTCGTATTCGGCAATTCTTCAGACCTTTATAACTTTTGCCCAGACGACATTAGCTAAATTTATGGGGGATTTATTTAATACCGGAGTTTATTATAATGTCCTGGTACCTCCTGCACTGTTGAAATCTCTATATGATCCAAAAGCATCCAGTGGTGGTTATCAAGGATTTTTGTCAAGGCTAAGAGTTTCCTTACATAATTCAGCGGATAAGAATGTTCCTGATTTTAGTTCTAATGCAGTAGTGGGTGGGTTCATAATTCTATGCGATACGGAAACTCTTCAGGAAATATATAAGGGCATGCAGTTCCTGGCAGATATGTTTGATTTTTTTAAGTTATTACCCATAAACACAAAACCTCTTCCCCCAAGGAACGTACGAACCGTTTCAGGCTATTTTGATGCCCCTCCAGAAGAAGGTTTATTTGCTGTGGTTAACTCAACATTGTCTGCATTAGGAGCTCCCGCGGCACCCGTTAAAAAAATTGGGGTAAAACTTACTTGGGATGCTCCGAGAGTAACAGGATTTACCAGTTATAGAATTTCTCGATCTATAAAACCTTTTCCTACTAATCGGGAGACTACTTATCCCGTACCATCTGGAATAACAAAAATAATAAAGGCTGCTCTTGAAAGATTGACACTTGGAAAAGATTATACTGACGTAGAGGGCAAGAAACACACCTGGCCCCCTGTATTAGATTATGCGTACAATGACAAATCTTTTAATGATGGAAATCCGGTAATTGTTGGGGTGGACCCAATTACAGGAGGGGGAAGTTATATAGATTTTGATGTAAAAGAAACCAGTATATGGGACATCTTCGGTATTATTAGTGCTGAACCCATTAAGAAATATTACTATGTTATAGAATCCGGATTTCCGGTTGGGTTATGGGGACCACGTACCCCTGAAGTTGGTGTCACAGTTAATTTTAAAGGTTGTATTAGTGAGAATGAAGCGGCTGTAGTACAGAATAAAAAGGGGCTGGAATATCTTATCTCTGGATCACCAAGTCTTGGTATGTGGAGTACAATACGGGTGGGTTATGTATTTCCTTTTATGGAGACCGTCGTTGATTATCTTAATAAATTCCTAGCCGGCCTGGCCGGTGCTGTAAAAACTAATACAAAATCTTTTCTGGATTTTGTAAAAGGCATACAGGAAAAATTGGAGAATTATTCAAATATTTTAAATACTCTGATTGCAGTTATCCTTGCCATAGAAGCTTTCTTTGCTGGAATGCCCCGTATAGCGTTTTTATTTATAGACCCCCAAAAAGGTGGCGTGGATAATTTCATGACCCGGGTCAGTAATGCAACTCAACCGGATCCAGGATTTTCAGGACCCACTGGTTTCTCGGTAGGAATGGTGTTTATGTTTGGGGAGGCAAATTTAAAACCAGATTCCGTATTAACTGAGTCAGAATTTCTAATATTGAAGGCAGCTCTTGCATTAAAAACAGAAGCTTTGAGTAAAGCTTTTCAACTTTTAAAGAAATCATTTTCATAGGATAAATCATGGGTGTCCAGTTTACCATAGTTCGAGAACTTTTAGACGCCATTAATGTCCCCCGCAATCTTCGTCTTGGTCGATATAAAACTGATTCTGAATATGCCAAGAGGATGATTGTCTCTTTACAGAGTGATCTTGCCAATCTGAATTCGGCATTAAATTTAGTCCTGCAAAAAATGAATATAAATCAAAAATTTCAGGACATTAAATTGCATTATTCAGTCAGTAGATTCCAGACTATAGATTTCCTGCAAGCAATACGACCCCTTCAGGCAGGAAGTAAACCTGATCCCGATCCTCGTATAGCTTGGGCAATGGAACAGTTAGCGAATCCGAAGGATGATATCACTAAAAGCTTGAATGCACTGATATCAGAAAGAGATAGGATAGGTAATGAAATAATATCAGTTTCTACACAAATTAAACAGTTTGAAACTAGTCTTGAAGAAATTCAGAAAAATCTGGATCCAAAGACAAATGGCGGGGTCGATTTAAGTGCCCAGATGGAAAAGGACTCCATAGCAAAAAGATTGTATGCAGAAGTTTATATGCTTTATGAAGTCGCTTATTCATACTGGACCTTAACACATGATGAAAATGGTGCCCGTAAATATAATGCCGATGCAATTACTTTAAATAAACTCCAAAAAGCCAGTACAATGTTTCAGGCTTATTCGGAAAGAAATCCGTATGTTCTCAGCGGCGATATAACATTGGACAAAGATGATCCTGGGTCTGATGATAATTTAAAAAAGATAGGCGCTTTATTGGAAAGGGCACGTCAAGTTTGTACCATTCCTGAATCTCAAAAATTAGATCCAAAGATGGAAAAGTATTCCAGTCTGTTACGGGCACATATAAATGATTCCTATACTTCTAAAGAAGTTATTAAGGCGATTGAAAGTATCAGAAATCCTCCAATTGAAAATAAATTTGATACGGTTACGGCTACCCCGGCAAAAACAATAAAACAAACCAATGCTAAAATTGTTTTGAAGGCATTACAGACTGTGATGTCCTGGACTGGGGATAGTCAAGCTCAGGCAGCTACAACATGGTTTAAGAAATTTGTAAGCGGAGTAAACCAGGGACTACCCTACTGTACTCCAACACCGATAGATGAAGAAACCAAAAAGAGACTGGAACAGGATGCCCAGTCAAAAGAGGCCGAAACGGCCGGCGGTAAATTAGTGGCTGCAGCCTTTGCCCAATCAAAAAATACGGTACCGAAAACTGAGCAGGATGCGGCTATAAAAAATTATAATGATCAAATCGATGCAGCCATAACTGATTATGATACAACAGGATCCAGTACCCGGACTGATGTACCATCCAAGTATATCCCCGGTACCTATGTCCTGAATATGAAGTCATCAACAGGTGGTAGTTGGACTTTTACTGCGAAAAATTTGTATCAGGTCAGAATTTTAACTGTTTCGGACAGATATGTCAATTATTTAGTCGATTTAAACGTGTCTGGCAATATCAATTCAACTGAATATGATATTTATATGAGTGACTTGGTTATAAAGCTTGATAAGGTTCGACCGCCTTTTACAGAGTCTTAATTATCTATTATTTGTTTTGACTATTTATTATGACATTCGATCTTAATTTAACAACACTTTGCGACCATGTCGTGTTCAGGGAACTCGCTGTCCTTGCGGATGATTTGAGGTCTATTACTCTTCAAAAGCCCCTTGCGTCATCGAAAATTACCATGTATGCCACGGATAATCTTGTTCCTGAAAGCATGTATAAAATCGTGGATGATTCTTTATCTTTAGACCCAGTTTTGACCAGAAAAATTTATTTGAATCAAGAGTGGAGAACCACCTACGATTACTTTGAGGTGACTTATAATACTATTATAAATTATTGCACTAAGTGTATGGCTTCTAAATATTTAGATGATATTTCTTATGACGTAAAAGGTGGAATTTATATCCAGCGGGATGAGCGCCTTTTAATGCAAAATGTTGAAAAATTCGTTATTACCCGGATCAACAGCAATACTTTTCATACCTTCATAGGTACCAGTATTGAAGGTTTGATTGGGTCAAGATTGAGTAATGTTGGATTTTTGATAACTCAGCTGAAGGCTGAAGTTACCCGAACGCTTCAAAAATTTCAGGATCTGCAGGCCCAGTATCGAGAAACTGGGAGGGCAATGAGTTCGGGAGAAATTTTGCAATCTATTGATAATGTGGCTGTGACCCAAGATGTTAATGATCCGACCGTCTTCAGAATAGCTATTACGGTTACAGCAGAATCAAATCAGACCGTTACGTTTGAACAATTAATTCGACTGCGAGGTTAAACGTGGCTTTTCCGACACCCGTAATACTGGTTCCAACAAACGGTGTTAATTACAGTACCAACATTGAAACCCAAACACTGTCCGGTACTACGTCAGCTTCAACCAAGTATATAAAGGTGAACGGCACGGTTACCGGCGTATCCTATACCCCAGGGGACTCTATATGGGCCTGGAATGGTAAAGTCTCTTCAGGGGACACCTTACTTAGCATAACTGCAGAGGATGCCGCGGGGTCAGTGAGCACAGCTGCTACAATTACCATAACTTATGTTCAAAGTAATCAGTTTATTTATGCTTTGGCACCGACCGGTGTTTATTTAAGAAGATACCAGGATCAAATCGAAGCCGTCTGTGCCCAGAACACTGAATCAGGAATTATCGGTTATAATTTTTATGTCTCTTATCAAAGTGGCGGCGTGAATAATGTCTATAATAAAATCAACACCACAATAGTCAGCATAGACGCTCCATCCTTTTCTAATGCGTCAACCTCCCTTATTGGAACAACAACCGATACTGTAGGTGAAATCAGAATCACAACTACTACAGAAAAAGTTGTAAATATTCTTTATTACTCAGCCTTTTTTGACAAGCCCACATATAATGCTATGGTCACTGCCGGCACTATGCCCCCTGTTGGATTCAATCAGGAAGTCAGCTTCTTCTTTGTGATCACAGCAGTGATTTATGATCCAATTTCAGGACAGGTTTCTGAGAGTCCTTACTCTCCCGAATTGGAAGGTTCTCCAATAACTATATCTACGGGTCTTACAACACTTCCGAAACGTACCCAGAATGATATTATCCTGACCTACAGCCGAGAGATGCTCTTAAACAATGCTGGGATAGACTTGAAGCCCGGGACTGTTATAAGAGATATGATGGATCCCATTTCTGAAGAGCAAGCCAGAGTTTATATCATACAGGATTTTTTATCTCGATCACTTTCAGTCAGCGCCCTGTTGGATTTCGATGATGCAAATAATGACGGTGTTAGTGATCCTGTAAATGAATC